CCGCGCCGGCCACTGGCCGCACCCGCAAGACCAAGGACTAAGCCATGCCCGATACCACTGTCCGCGTCGAATACATCGGCGCCGTGCAGAACTTCAGCGAAGTGACCATTACCGGCAATCAGCAGGTTTGGCGCATTGGAAGTTCCGCCTTCGTCGAAACCGGCCGAGCGTCGCAACTGGTAGCGTCGGGCAAATTCCGCTCTTTGGCCAACGATCCGGCCATGCTTCCGGCGAATCAGGCAAAGGTTGGTGCAACCTCCTCGGCCCAGGGGGTTGGAATTTCCGCTGGAGAGCTCCAGCTTGATGTGCCCTGGTGGCCCGGCCGAAATCAACTCATCAACGAGTACCCGCGCCCCGTGGGTATCGCGTACAACCGCGACGGAGCTTTGCACACTGGCAATGCAAACGTGCCAGCGCCCGTAGTGTCGCCGTCCGGCGGCGGGACGATGGCTGTCGATTTGGACGTAAATTGTCCTATCACCAGCGGCCCGGCCATGAAAATTGTGCTGCCGGCTGGGGCGGCTACGCAGTACCAAAAAGTCAACTATTGGAATATCCCCGTCCCAGTTGAGTACGGCGCAGACGGTACGTGGCTCATTCCGCTGTACATCCCGCTCGACACGCAACTAGACGGCTCCGGCAATCCAATTGTGCGGTTGCAAGTGCAGGTGTCGGACAAATCGAGCGTCCTCGGGACGGATTACCGCTCATACAATTTCGACCCCGCAATGATGCATCGCGGGTGGAATATCCTGCAGTGTCTCAACAACGAGGTCAAAATCACCAGCGTACAATACGGCGTCGTAGGCACGACATATGGCAGCGCATGGAGCGAGAACAGCTCGGCAGGCGGACCAGATATGGTCGTTCGGTCTGTCACGATTCGCGTTCTTGCCACCGCTGCGCCAACTCTGCCGACCCCCGTCTGGCTCGGTAATGTGAGTGTGGCGCGCCCTGGATGGGCGACGGCAGCAATCATGTGGAGCGCCGACGATGTGCCGCAGTCGTTTTACGAGCTGGGGCTACCGATTCTCGAAGAGTTTGGTTTTGGCTGGACGGGGAATTGCGTGAACACATACGCAAATGACACGATCCTCGGGCTGAAAGAAATCATGACGATGGATCAGATTCGCGATGCGCTGTCGCGCGGTCATGAAATCTGGGCCCACACCAACCGTCATGACCGCATGTCGGAAGGCACCGAAGCGGAGCGCACGCGCGCGCTCAAGGCATCGCGAGATTTCTGGCGTGGTCGGGGCGTGACGACTGCCGCGCATATGATGGCGTATCCGTTCGGCGCGTTCGATCAGCAGTCTGTCGATATTGCAAAATCGCTGGGGTATCGACTCATTAGGGCAACGCACGGCCTCGCATTCTCGCCGCTGACCCCGGGCCTCAATCCGTATTACCTGCCCGCATTCACGACTGAGACTACTAACAGTTGGTGGGTTGATGCTGGGCTTAACGGGATGATTAAGCGCGGCCAGGCATGTTTTACGTATATGCACAACTGCTATCCGGGTGGTGCCGGAATTGACACAGCCCCCGCCGAAACGAGCTTCTACGCCGACCACCTACGGCGTTGGTGTGAGTTGGTGGCGGGCTATGAACAGCAGGGCCGCGTGGTGTGTCCGACTGCCAGCCAGTTTTTCAAGATGACCGGCTTCGACCCGATGCGCGACCAACTCGGCTAAATCCAACCCCCGAAGGTTTAAGGATCGCCCTTAAAGCCCGAACCAAGTGCTTGGTTCGGGCCTTCTTCTGCAGGCGTTAAAATAGTCACGTAGCAACGTACGACGTGCTTTGTAGAATACAGTTTTACAGAGTAGGAGCGCGACGTGTCTATTTAAGCCGCCGCAGACGCGAGCAGGCCGGTTGGAGGTACATTGTACGCCAACCAGCGACTGGCGGCGGAAGCGGTGAACACGCTACGGCTGCTGTTCGTGCGTAGTCAGTTAAACAAAAGTAGCCGTGAAGCCGAATGAAGTGTCCGTGGCACGCAGTTTAACAGTCCGCGCGTCGCAGGTTTATTAGCGACGCCCTCCGCACGCAAGCGACTTATAATTATGCTATTGGTAAATCTAGGTGTGTAGCATATGGCAACCTCCGGCACTGTTGGCAACACGATTATAAGCACTGTCAAGCTCATTGAGAAGGCTTTGCGGAGGTGCGGACTTAGCCCAGCCAGCGCCACCGCTGAAACCATTGAGACGGCAAAAGAGGACCTGTACATGCTGCTAATGAGCATGTCTAATAGAGGCCTAAATCTTTGGTGCATTGACAGCCAGACAGTGCCTCTTGTAGCAGGGCAGGCTGTCTACGTTCTGCCGCCGGGCACCACAGACGTACTAAACCTAAATCTGGCCACGCCTGTGGGCGACGGCAGCTTCAGAGACCTACCAATCACGGCACTAAACCGCGATGATTACTCCAGCCTGCCGGACAAGACTGTACAGTCCGCAGTGCCTATCAACTACTACTTTGAAAAGCTGCGAGAGCCTCAAATAACACTCTGGCCTGTGCCGAGCGATGCCTCAAAGCACTTGGTAGTTTACCGCTACAGGGCTATTCAAGACGTTGGTGAGATAGGGGACGAGCTAGACATACCGGCACGGTGGCTTGAGGCCATCACTTGGCATCTGGCTCTACGACTGGCATTTGAACTGCCAGAGGTAAAGGCAGAGCGGGTGACGCTTGTTCAAAGTATGGCGCAAAGCATGACGCTTGAAGTAGAGGGCGGCGAGACGGACTCTGCCCCCACTTACTTTGCACCGAATATTGGCTGCTACACGAGGTAGTCTATGGCCGAGAGCATGACCTACAACTCGCTACTTGCCGACGTGGCAATGTATGCAGAGCGCAACGACCGCCCCTTTATTGACCAGGTGCCCCGGTTTGTGATGCTTGCTGAGAACCGCATTGCAAGTCAAACTAGGGGTCTGGGTCTTCTAAAGATTGTCACTGGTGCCTTTGAGCCAGGCCAGGATGTCGTAGCTAAGCCCGCTAGATGGCGTGAAACTGGCACGTTTATGGTGCGTGACGCGGAGTCCTCGGCTACTTTTTTGAAGTCCAGGAGCTACACGTTTTGCCGGTCATTTGCGCCCAACGCTAGCAGCACTGGCCTGCCACAATACTATGCAGACTACGGCTACGAGCACTTTTTGGTCGCAGCTAAGCCCGACCAGGCTTACAACTTTGAGCTTGCCTACTTTGAACGGCCATTGCCGTTGGACCAGACAACTCAGACAAACTGGACTACCCAGTACGCTCCGCAGCTCTTGCTCTATGCAACGCTACTAGAGGCGCAGCCATTTCTAAAGCTTGAACAGCGGGCCGCTGAGTTTAAAGGCCTGTATGACCTGGCGCGCCAAGATTTGCTTGAGGAATCACAGCGGCGGCTGTTTGGCGACCAGGCACTGCTTAGGAGCGACGCTAAATGATTGAGCAGCTTGTAGCAAAAGTCTTTGCAGCACGTGACGCTGCGCACCTTGCGCACTGGAGCACCAGCAGTTACTCAGAGCACAGGGCTCTAGAGCACTTCTATACGGAGGTTGTTAGCATTACGGACCGCCTGGTGGAGTGTTACCAGGGCGCTTTTGAAAAGCTTTCTAAAATTGAGCTAGAACGTGCAAAAAGTACGCCAGCCGAACTACTGGCTGAGCAGGCTGTTTGGCTACAGCAAAACCTTGACGCGCTAAGCAGAGACCTTGCACCTTTGGAGAATATTGTGGCAGAACTTCTTGAGCTGTACCTGTCAACGCTCTACAAGCTCAACAACCTGAGGTAAGCGCTGTGGACTATTCAGATTTGTTTGGGCAGTACACGGTACCGCCAAGTGAAGCCCAATACAGCTTTGCTGAAGTTCTTGTAAATTCTACCCTGTCATGGCCTAACAACTTTACTGGGACAGTAGCCAGCGAGTTCTTGGCTACCACCTGTGTAGACTTTACAGCAAGTGCAGGACTCAGCTTAAAGCTGCCGCCTGCTGACCGGGTTTCCGTTGGGACGGAACTTCGACTGCGTAATGTTGGCGCAAATGCTTTAGACATTCAGGACAGTACCGGCGCAGGCGTCTCCTCCATTGCGCCCGGCGTTGTAAAATACTTTCAAGTAATTAACAATGACACCGCTGGCGGTGAGTGGGCAGTTTATACTTTTGGCACAGGCACCAGTGGCGCCGACGCTTCTGCGCTTGCCGGCGAGGGCCTGAGGGTACTGGCTAACAAGCTTCATGTCGACGCTCCGTACCGAGGGCTAAACTCAAGCTATACGCTGCAGGCCACTGACCGAGCACACGCGCTTGACGCCGTAGCCGGTGGACTAGTACTGACTCTGCCGCTTGCCAGTACGCTGCAGGCCGGCTTCTACGTAATGCTGCGCAAGAGCTCTGCAGGCAGCTTAAGCCTAGTGCCAAGTGGCGGCGAGCAAGTGGACGGCGCTGCCTCAAAAACTGTCAGCCCACAGGAGTCGCTGATACTGGTGAGCACCGGCGCCGGCTGGATTACAGTGGGCTTTGGCCGTGATGCCACTTTTGTATTTGGCGAAGTAGTCGTTAATGCAGCCGTCTCGCCGGTCACTCTCAGTTCTGCTGACGTGGCTGGGCGGATGATCCGTGTGTCAGGTGCAGCCACGTCTAACCTTGTTATCAACCTGCCCAGCACCGATAACGTTTATTTTGTAAACGTTGAAACTACTATCGGGGCCTACTCAGTCACCTTGACCACAGGTAGCGGTTTGGCCACGCTTCTAGCTGCTGGCCAAAAAACCGTAGTTTACTGCGACGGAATAAATGTCACACCTGCAGTAACAACATCCGTCACTAGCACCCTATCGCTGCTTGACGGGTCACCAAGCGTCCCGGCTTTGTTTTGGGCGCTGGACTTAGACACTGGCTTTTACCGGGCCGCCAACGGTGTTGCAGGCTTTACATCTAACGGTGTATCGTCCTTGCTTTTCGGGCCAAACGGAATCGTATTCACCAGCACGCAAGGGCTGACCGCTAATAACCTGTCCTCGGCCTGTGACGAGCTAAAGAGCCTGCTGGACACGCTAAATACAACGTTGTCCAGTACTATCACAAGCGGCTTGGCACTGAAGGCAAACAAAGCCGGCGACACATTCACTGGTCCGGTGGTTGTACCAGCCGGCGCTACCGGGAGCCAAGTACCTCGCGTGTCGGAAGTTGTTTCTGCCATCAATGCCGCTGTGGCGGTTTCCGAGGCTACGACAAACGCTGCGATCGCTTTGAAGGCAAGCAAAGAAGGTGACGTGTTTACTGGGCCTGTTAGATTCAACACTGAGTATAACGCGGGCGCTATTGACTACAATGGCGCAACCAAGGTCATTGACTTTAACAACGGTCAAAAACAGAAACTCACCTTCAACAACAACTGTACAATAGAGTTTGTGTTCCCAAGTGGCGTTGGCAACTACATCCTGCGGGGCATTGGCGACGGCACCACACGCACCGTAACGTGGCCAATTGGTAGCAAGTACGTGGGCGGTGCCATACCGTTGGCGCCGCTCACCAGCGGTACAGCCATCTATACGATCTACTACGACGGCTTTGTGGCACATATAACCGGCGGAAGGGAGTAAACAGCGTGCCAACCGTGACTTTTACGGCGCCGTTCCTTGGTCAGACAACCGAGCCGGACAGAGGTAATTGGTTTAGTCTGACCGAGCGTATCCGTGTGTTTCTGGTAGCAAGTGCCTGGATAACTACAAGAACCGCGACAATGCGGGGTGTGTACACGTTCCCGTCTACGGTTACAATCAACAGTGTCTCTAGCACACTAGAGGGTACGCTTTTCTTTTCAGGTACGCCAAACCCGTCAGTTTCTGTGTACTTCAACGAGGTAGCCTACGGACCTTACACGGCCCCCGGTATTGACATCTACATAGGCCCAGTTACAAGCTCCAATATGACGTATGTGCTGACTGAGAATATACTCACCGTTGACGTTACTGTACGGGCGCAGCGCTTATCAGCCTTCGGACCCGGTGAGCTGTACATACACAATCCTGAGATAACCGTCGACTACTCTGAAAGACCGGCTTTTTGTAATCTTGGAATCAACTTTTGAGGCTAGAGATATGATTGAAAAAGACCCTAGCGACTGGGCGCTAGCTACGTGGATGCTGCTTGCCAGCTCGGCCATCATTGCGTATGTCACACGACTGCTTGACAAGATCCGTAGTAAGAAGGTCAAGTCGGCGAT